AAAATAAATTTTGTAGTTCCATAGATAATTATACTAGCTAAGATAATCATTTTAAAACCATAGCAGTTAATATATATCTATGGTTTAGATACTAACTTTCGTAGCTAATATGATTATATTTAAATTACAATCTTAAACCTTAATAAACCTTTGTGAAACAGAATGTATATATATGCTATAAAAGCCTAGCATTATAGCTAAGATAATCATTTTCTTTATCGGTTTAGAAGTTAATAATATATTATGCGCCGACAGGCAAAAGCTACATCCTCACTACGAGGGGTTTTCCTAAAAAATTATCAACTGATGCGGGCGGCGGGGCGGCGGCGATCATTTTCGTGGGGTCACGAAAAAGTTATATCCGTCCTTTTCACGTATATACGCGGGTGCGTGTGCGTAGAATGGCTGTGTAGCGCACGAGAAGCGTGTTTCTAGCGCATTTTAGGGGCTTACCCTATAAAGTGTACCCTTGAAGCCTAAAAGTCGCTCTACGGGGCTGTCAGACGGCTTAAACGCATTTTGGCTATTTTCCCTTCTTAAACCAATTCTTGAACCATCTTGAACCAGCTTGAACCAAACTGAACCACGAACCTTTTTGCTGACCTCGGCAAATTGGTTCATGGGTATACCTACTTTTGGGGCAATTAAATATACCTACTATTGGGGATGCCATTTTCAAAAAATTTCGCAAAAATAAAAAAGCCCTTGCCCTTAATTTTGATTTGACTAATTCGCTTTTTGCTGATATTATAAGTGGCTAACAAAGGAAGGGGGCAAAAATGAACTTAGACGAATATCAGCGCCTTGCTATGCGCACGGCTCCAATCGGCACGTACACGGAACGCGAGATTTTTGAAAACGCTTGTCTTGGTCTTATCGGAGAGACGGGCGAGGTTTCAGACTTAATCAAGAAGTCTCGCTTTCAAGGTCATCAGCTTGGGATAGTTCACCTGATGCGTGAGTTGGGGGATGTGCTGTGGTATGTAGCGTTAGGCGTGTATGCGATTAAGGGTGACTATGGTTTAGAGGATGCGGTCGATGAAGCTGCTGATTTTATGAATATTCCTCTGGAAATGAGCGCTACTGCGGTTATCTTCCTTATGACCGACACGATTGCAACCCTCGCAAACCATTGTTATGTAAATGAAGATGCGATTCCGTTATTCGGACGGATGGTTCAATACATCGAAGCGTTAGCCACTCGGTACGGCTCTACGTTAGAGGCAGTTATGAAAGCTAACGTTGCCAAACTGGAAGAACGTTATCCGGGCGCGAAGTTTGATTCGGAACGTTCGATTCACCGCAAAGCAGGTGACATTTAACATTGATATATGCTTGCCGTAGCGCCTTTTTCTTTGGCGGGTGCGTTGCCGGGTTTCTTTTTCAGCGTTGCGGTGTTCTTGGGCATATATACTCCTTTCCCCCGTAGGCAGTAATGGCCTGATTAAACGGACTTCAAATGTCCGGCGGGGATTTTCTTTTAGAATTTTTTAGGGGGTTGCGCATGATACTACTAATTGGCGATAAGCCGCCTAGAGAAATGTCGGAAGATGAGATCAAAAAGGTTGTGACTGTGGCGGGGATGCTTGCTAAACCGCCTTGCATATACGCAGTTATGAAGGATAACGTTGTTGAGTTGAGAAACCATACGTATAGAAGCAAGCTGGCGTATCGCTCTTCGGTGAAGTCCTTCGAGAAACAGGGGTTCAAGGTCTATGGGCGAGAGGGATGATGGCGTTTTCATTAGGCGCAAAAAGCCGGGGTACTATGAAACACTGATGTTCGTTAAGAAGAACATCATTATGGTTGCGCAAGCGGTTTATGACAAGAAGGAAGTGCGGCTATACGTTGGGGCGGATAACGATTTTCACATTATCGCTTCACCGCTAACAGAGTTGGACTTTAGGCGTTGACCTTTGACAATCTCATTTGCCATTTTGTGGCCTCCTTATAAATGGGCGGTACTTCCTTGTAACAAAGGGGGTACTGCCTTTTTATGTTTGAGCAAATGGTGAGGATGCGGTTACAAGACACGTACTCGGTACAGTTCCGTCCGATTGGCGGCTTGCAGCAGAGAGAGCAAGTCGGTTTAGCTATCGCCAATGCGATTGAACAAAACCCGATGGATATTAGCGCTTACTCTGATTTTGTGGACTTTATAAACGATATGAAGTCTGACCGCAAGTTTGAGGAAAAAAGCGACCTTCGAGACTTCTGGATTGGCGACAACAAAAAGCGTCACGGACTAACGACCTTCGTCAAAATGAACGCACAATTTAACGAGATTGCGACCGGCGATCCTGTTTGGGGAAATGCGTACAACGACATTCTAAAGTTTGAAGCCTACTATCTCTTCGAGAGTTTCTTGTTTTACATGGAGCAGAAGCGTCCGTATGAGCGCAGGTTTTACGCTCCTAGACGACACGCTCTTAAAGTCGTTATTGACGATTTGCAAGACCTCGAAGATAGAGTAATTGACTTCTACGGACTGTCCTTACCCCCTCGCGTAGGCAAGTCCAGTACGTGTATTTTCTTCCTTGCGTGGATAGGATTTAAGCGTCCGACTAGCCACAATGCCATGTGCGGTCACTCTGGTATGCTTGCAGATGGCTTCTACGGTGAGTTGTGCAACCTCATTTTAACAAGTGAGTACACCTTCGATGAACTTTACAAAGACCGTCACAACGGGCGGTTACTTCAAAGTAAGAGTGCAGAAAAGCACACGCTGAACCTTCTGTGTCCGGATAGATTCGCTACTTTTACGTGCCGAGGCATTGACGGTACTTGGACTGGTGACGTAGACGTTTCCAAAGACGGCTATCTATACGTTGACGACTTGGTGCGTGACCGCGAACAATCTCTATCTCCGAAGCGAATGGAGAACCTTTGGCAAGAGTATCTTAATAAGGTTATCGACCGCAGAAACGATGGCGCGAGAGAGCTTATGGTTGGTACTCTTTGGGGAATTACAGACCCGTTGGAGCGCACTAGGGTTCTCTATGAGGACGACCCTCGATACAGGTTTAGGCGTATACCGGCCCTCGATGATAACGATGAAAGCAACTTCGACTACGAGATCAACGGCTTTTCGACTAAATATTATCGAGATATGAGACGGACGCTTGCTGACGCAGAATGGCAAGCGAAGTTTCAACAAAGACCGTATGCTCGTGAAGGTTTGCTGTTTGCGCCTGACGAATTGCGCTACTTCAACGGCATACTTCCTGACGGCGACCACAAGATTTATACCGCTTGTGACGTAGCTTGGGGTGGTGGAGATAGGCTTTCGATGCCTTTAGCCGCTGAATATCCTAACGGGGATGTATACGTTTTTGATTGGATTTTCAACGGTGGTACGAAAGCGACAACTCAACCGTTGGTAGCTGGTGCAATCATGGCTAACAGTATCTACGAGATTACTTTTGAAGCCAACAATGGCGGTGGTGAGTATTGCGCTGACATTGACAAGATGCTTCAAAAGGTTGGCTATCGGTGCAGTTGCACATCAAAGAGAGCGCCGGGGACGATGGAGAAGATGCAAAAGATTATTGCCAATGCGGACGATATTAAGAGGAACTTCATTTTCTTATCCGCAACCTTGCCTACGGAAGAAGAGGAAGAAACTGACCGCAAGAACGGCATTAAGCGATACAAGCGAAGCGTTGAGTACCAACAGGCCATGGATGAACTGTGTAGTTACTCAACAGTTGGCAAGAACGAACATGACGATGCAGCAGACGGATTGACGCAGTTAAATATCAAGCGGACGGGTGGCTATATGGGACAGCTACAAGCTATGCAAAGACCTTGGTGAGCGGAGGTATAAATGGGAAACGTATTATCGCAGTATGCAGACCTTGTTAAAGAGCAGAAGGATTTAGCGGAGAGGATTGCTTCGACACAGCGGAACATTGAAAACATTGAGCGCCGTTTGCAGAAGATTGAAGCAGGTGAAGTCGTCAAGGATAAAGTCTACGGTGGCGAAGGTGGCACACAGGGATTCGTGATCGAGGGAGTTCCTACGGCAGAGTATGAGACGCTAAAGACTTCTCTTCTTCGCAAAAAGCTACTTCTCGAAAAGCAGATTGACATTCAGCGAGAACAGGAAGAAGTCGTACTCCTGGCTTTAACTGAGGTTGAGGAATTTATCACGCGCATTGAGGACAGCCACATTCGGCGTATCGTTCGTTTCCGCGTTGTGGATGGGCTGACCTGGAAACAGGTTGCGCATAGAATGGGCGGTGGCAATACGGAAGACGGTGTAAAGAAAGCCTATCAGCGATTTACGGGCGAAAAAATTTAAAGTTGTCCCGTTTGTCCCGAAAAGGTGTGATATTATGTAAACTGGAAAGGTTCGAGGGATGCGAAAAGCGTCCCTCGTTTTTATATCTCTATGAAAAAGCAAACGATCAACTGTCCTGTTTGCGGCAGACCTATTTACCATCATGACGGCAGAAGTACGATTGATAAAATCGTGACCTGCAAAAAGTGCTACATCCAATGGCGCATTAACGTTAGTGATGGGACGGTCAGCCGCACAAAGAATTGGGATAGGACAAAGAATTATTACTCTAGCGGAAGGAGCCTGACATAAATGGAGCATCCGAACGTTTTCATTTCAAACAATTCAAGACCGTTTGGTGATGTTACCGGCAACCGCTTCGGGCGTTATGTGCTGAAAACCAATGCAGACAGGATTGACGCTAGTAACGTAGCGGATGAACTGTCAAAGGTTCTTCCTGCGCACAATCTCAACGTGATTGCGATTGATTACCTTGACGAGTATTACAAGGGCAATCAGCCAATCCTTTACAGGGTAAAGCCAGTCCGACCGGAGATTAACAACCGTGTTGTTGAAAACCACGCCTACGAAACGGTTGAAAGCAACGTAGCCAACATCTTCGGTGAGCCTGTTATCTACGCCTTGAAGGGTGACGATGATGAGCATAAGAGCGAACAGATTGACAGTCTTAACCGCATAATGGACGATACCGACAAGGCGGCTAAAGACGTTGAACGTGGGCGATGGGCTTCTATTTGCGGTACATCCTACTATCAGGTTTTACAGAGAACACGTATGCCTGACAGCGAGGAACTTGCACCTTGCAACCTTTTCGTCCCCGACCCGAAGCGGACACTCGTTTGCTATTACAGTGACGATATGACACCTGCCTTTGGAGCTAGGGCTTACGTGGACAGCGAGGGTGCGGACTTCTGGCGCGTCTTTACTCATAGAGAGTGGTTTGATGTGCAGAATGGCAAAGTTGTCGCTTCTGGCATTAGCGGTTTCGGGTTCATTCCGATTATCGAATATCCTAACGATAGCCGTAGATTGTCAGACATAGAAATTACAATCTTGCTCATGGATTCCATGAATAACTTAACCTCGTCTCGCATAAACGGGATCGAACAGTTTGTAAACGCCCTCATGAAGTTCAAGAACTGTGAAATCGACCAAAACACGTTCCTAGAGATGTGCCAGCTTGGAGCGGTTTCCGTCAAGACTACGACACAGGGTTATGATGCGGATGTAGGTATTATGACCGCCGAGTTAGACCAGTCTCACGCACAGATTGCTCACGATGATTTGTACGACAATATGTTAATTGTGCAAGGCAGACCGTCAAGGCAGGAAAATTCGGGCGGTGATACCGGACAGGCGGTTGTTCTTCGTAACGGCTACTATGATGAAGAAAAACGCGCTGAACTTCGTATTCCTGTTTTCAAGCAATCCGAAAAGCTGATGCTTCGAGTTGTTCTTAGCATCCTCAAAGTCAAGAAGGGCTTCGACCTTGCTCTTTCTGACATTGAGATTAAGCCGAAGCGCAACAAACTCGAAAACATGATGGTTAAGGCGCAGGTGCTTCAAATCCTTCATCAGCTTGGTGTTGACGATGCAGAAAGCATCAAACTTGTTAATCTTTTCAGCGACCCGACCGAAGTGTACAGTAAGTCGAGGGAGCGCATGAGAAAGCAATTCGATCACAGCGTTGGCGAGGGTGAAGTGACCGAGGAAGTTACGGTTGACGGCAACGGCAATCAGACCGGAAACGTGGTGGCAGTATGAGCGTCACGCTGAACAAGGACGAACTCAACGTCATTGAACCCGAACAGTATTTTTCGGAAATCGACTGGCTTACGGAAGAACAGCGCAAGCGCAGGATTGAAGAAGCTAAAGACTATCGGGACATGATGCTTCTCTGGTTTGCTCAATACGAGATTGACGGCAACGGTGATTATCTACCGTTAGCGGACAGTTTCAGAGAGCGTATAAGCGCCTACGGTGAAGTCGATTCAGAACTTTCCGACTATGCCGATATTTTTGCTCTATCCGTTGCTCAAACAACTATGGATAACGAGGGCGAGTATTGGACTTCCTATCGGCGGGCAACCAACATAGGCAACGACACGGCGCAGACCGTAGAAAATAACCTTGACTTCAAGGCAGCTATGGCTGGCAAGAAGCGCAAGACATGGATTGACGTTCGTGACAAACGCGAACGCGAAACGCACTTAGAGGTTGGAGGCTCAACAATCCCCGTAGGGGAATACTTTCGGGTCGGCAAGGCAAAGATGCGCTATCCGAAAGATGTTCTTGCAGCTAATGAATTTCCCGAAGAGGTAGTGAACTGCCGATGCGGGATTAAATATCACAGTTAAAACTGACAGCCTTTCGGGGCTGTCTTTTTTATACATAAATTCGCAACCATGCGGTAAATGGTAAAGCCCGTGCGGTTAAGTTTCCGCGAGATCAAAAAACGTAGGGCAGAAAGGCGGTAGCAAATGAAACGCGAAGATGTAAAGGCAATTTTCCCGAACGCAACGGACGAGGAAATCACGAAGATTCTGAACGCGCACAACAACGAACTCGCTGTTGAAAAGGCGGCGACCAAAAAGGCGATTGGAGAGCGTGACGGATTACAGGCGCAGATTGATGAAGCGTCCGAAGCGGGAAAGTCCGACTTAGAGAAGTTACAGGGGCAGATTGACGCACTGACGAAACAGTTTAATGCGGTATCTGCTGAAAACACGACCCTAAAGCGTACTACGGCTCTTGCCAAAATCGGCATTGTAGGCGAGGACGCGACAAAACTTCTTGCATCCATGAACGGCGAGAACACTGACTTTGCGGTGTTAGGAGAAATTCTTGCTAACCGCGAAAAAGCCGCTGTTGCGAAAGCGCAGAATGAATGGCTTGAACAGACACCGGGCGCAGGACATAGCGGTTCTGGCAACGAAGAGGGAGCAGACGTTGCTAACGCAAAATCCATCAGCTTTGGTGCAAGTAACACGGACGCGGCTAACGTCCTCAATATGTATTAAAAGGAGAAAATCGTTCTTTAACAAGTGATGAATTAATTAGTTATTATGAAAACTTGGTTACTAAATATCCAATTATTTCTATTGAAGATCCTATGGATGAAAATGATTGGGAAGGATTTAGTAAAATCACAGCTAAATT